CCCCCCCGTGAGGGGAAGGGCCTATTCTGTGTAGCTATTGCAGCTACGCTTTCAAAATCTGTCAACCATGAAGGATGAACGTGTCCAAAATCACCACTCCACCGCTTCCAAAGCGTGTGAAGCCCGTTTACGCCAGGGTGCGAGATACGGGGCAACCCGCAATCAGTGCATCTGGCCGAAAGGGAGGTGATAATACAGGCGTCAAGTACGACGTTGATGACGGCTCGCAAGTTGCGGCTGGCACATGCTCGTATATGGAGGACCTGACAGGTACGTTCATCAAATACTCAAAACACAGACCTTTGATGACATCTCGACCCATGTATAAGAGGACAATCACGTGGACGCCTTACAGCGCCACAGGGTTTAATCATTACTCATGGGTGGGCAACGGTGGTTGGGAAACCGTCACCGGGCAGACTCTATCGAACATCTTCGGCCCATTGCTGACGCCAGGTTTTAATCTGGTGGCAGCAGGACGTTTTCCGTCCGTTGATGCGGTGAAGCTTAAACAGCTCCATATCGCTACAACAAATGAGACCTGGAAGTCGGTAGATCCGAGCCAAGCTATGTCGCTGGTTAGTGGATTAGAGGCCCATAAAAGTTTGCGTCTTTTGCTCAGCAAAGGTCGGGGGTTAACATCCCTGATCGATGCGGCGAAAATAAGTGACCGGGTTTTCCGGAAAACACTGACGCGAATAACGGGTATAAATGTCCGTCGTCAACCAATGCCAAAGCGTGTCCTATTATGGGACGAGCAAGGCGTACCAATTATGACACGTTCGGGGAAACCCTTAGCGCGTTATGGTAGGTATAAGTGGCACGACAGTACGGACGTCACCTCGAAGGCAGCCCAGCTGCTACTCGAGTACCGTTATGGGTGGGCAATCATGGTTAAAGAGATCGTTGATTCTTTGAAAGCTTTCAATGCCGAAGCACTGAGAAATGATTTACAGTTAAGGTTTGGGCGTGACTACCAAGTCACGCGCCGGACACTGGAATCCTCATACGTTAAGGTAACACCCCTGACTGGAACCTATGGAGGCATTGCCTACACTGGAACTTTGACAGAAACGACCGACTTAAAATGCCGAGCGTGGGTGAAGTGGAAGTTAAAAGAGAGCGAACTGTTCCGTCGACTGAACGACTTCGGTCTGTTCGATATTGCGACAACGGTCTGGGATATCATCCCGTACTCGTTTGTTGTTGATATGTTGGCGGATGTCAGCGGCTATCTTCAGGGAATCGATGCAATGATGAAAGTCAATGCAATCGAGTCGGGCCATTCGACGACGGTAAAACAACGTTTTGTCCGGACACTTGTGTCCAGCAACGGTGCTGTCTATAAATGGAACCCCCATGCGCCCCTAGGTTCGTCCGACACCCTTGTGGTGGAAGACTACGACCGAAAGGCATACTTGGGAATCTCGACTTCTCCAACCGTGAAGGTCAAACTGAACCTTTACAACGTTGCAACTGTTGCTGCGCTCTTTAAAACGAGTGCAGCTTCTGCGCGACAACTCCGTGTCTAAAACAAAGGAAAGAAAATGGCTGATATTATCACCGCCGCTACGCAAGCAGCCCCCACTGGAACGGGCATCACGTATACCCCCTGGGACCTTCGTGGTCCAAAGGGAGCGTACCGCGCTGAGGTCTCCGGGCAAAAACGCCGGGACCTTACGCTGACACGCACTGATGCTGTTCCAACAAAGGGCTACGAAGGAGCTCTCCGGACGACGCTCAAGAATCTCCAACAGGCTGCACACCCCGTTACCGGAGTGAATTGGCCCAAAGTGTTCTCGATCCAAGTTTCGGTTCCTGACTTTCTGACGCCTGCCGAGAAATTGGCATGGTACGACGAAAACATCTTGGCCGCAAGGAATGATGTGATTCGACAGTTCGCCGCAACCGGTGTGGTCCCGCAGTCGTAAGACAGCGGGCCGCGTCCAAGTGAACGAATTTGTCAAGGTGGTGATCGTGGTGGCGGCTAGCGCCGTTGCCATGTTTATCACTTACAACCTCACATTTTCCCGAAAGCCTTTAGATGAGTCACAAAAGACCTCCTCGTCCGCGTACACTAGACCTATGGAAGAACCACAGGCCATTAATACGCGAAATACAGACCAGGTGGAGCGATAAGCTCCCCCAAGAAGGACGGACGAACATTGTGTCGTCTACCTTTGGTCATCTGGTTGAAGATCTCGAAACCTTTGTCCCTGGCTCTACGCTTGGCGATAAATTGGTTAACGCGAAATTAATGGGGTCCCCAGCGATGCATGGGACTCCTGTATCGTACCTAAAAGGTGCGGTACTCGCGAATATGTTCTCCAAAGTTAGGATATCGGTGGAGGGGATCGATCCCCTTAAAAAAGCTGAAGCGCGTTGGCACCAGGCAGAAATGCTCTGTAAACAAGCGAACAAGCGGATCCTTCATTACCGGCAGTTTGATCACTGTAGTCGACCCCTTCCAAAGAAGGTTGACGTGCACCAGATTTTTCATCTGGCTCGCAGAAAAATAAGTGATTGGCTTAAGGATTATGAACCCGATGACCTTCTTGAACACACGAGACACGGCCCCGGAGGGACAGGAGGGGACAACGGGGCGCGCCTTGCGCGCCCCTATACCACTCCGTTCTTTAAGTTCGTCACTCCCATGGGTGTGACGACAGGGGCTTATTGGTACTACATACGGGCCATCGCTCAAAGCGAT